CGTATGTGTGAAGCAGTAGATGTGTGGAAGAGTATGTTTATGTCAGGTACTCCATGTCCCATACTAAGTAACGGCAAGCTAGTAGTAGGTAAACGTGCTATGTTAGTTATGAAGAGACAGCCAGAAATATACATACCTGACTACAACAAAGATACACAAGATTGGTACAACACTATACTAAACATTGGAGGAGAGGACACAGATGAAGAAGATGATATTATCTCTGTTAGTGCTAAGTTCCGTAGCACAAAGCAGTGAACTAGACAACCTAATCAACACCTCCAATGCTATTGTTGACCAGATAGACCGAGGCATTATGCTAGTCGGTGCGGCACAAGAGTTTGCTTACACAGGCTCAGGTTTGTCCGATGGTACATTGTCAAGCACAGCACACATTAGTTCCGAGCAACTACAGGCTTACAATAATGCTTTAGCTAGTATGTCAAACTATCAAGCCTATGGTGACTTACAGACTGTACTTGAGGAAAAAGCATACACAGAGTTAGACATGATGGATGAAGCTATCGGTGTATTTACTGAAGTAGTAGTTGACATGATTGCTGTACAGGAAGTAGCTGAGGTATCTGAGTCAGCCGCTAGTCCTCAAGAGGAAATGGAAGTACAGACCTTTGTAGCTGAGAATCAAGAAGTATTGACAATCACTCAGGAAGAAGTAGAAACGTACAACCAAAGCATTGATGACATTGAGACACACGCTAATACAGCGTCAGCATTCCTAGCTGTAGCTTCCAACAAAGAAGCTGTAGAGTTTTTAGAGCAAGGCATAGAGAATGCTAACACCACAGCAGAGCAGACAAACATCTTCTATGATTCTAATGCTCAATGGGTGGCTATGGGTTACAACACTACTAGAAACCTTACAGCGATATATCTTAACGGTCAGAGTTTTGACTTAGACTTATACGTATCGGAAGCTGATGTACTGCTAGTAGGTGCTGAATCAGAGTACTACTTGACTGGTCCAACAGCCCAGAGTTATGATTGCTTTATGAACAGTGACTGTACGGAACTATGAGTTTAGAGCAAACTGAATTAACCATTGGCGGTACATCATTTAAAGGTGTATGGATAGCCATAGTTCTAGGTATTGGCAGTACAATAGGTGGTGGCGTATGGACAGCCTCTAGCTTGTACTCAAGACTGGAAGCAGTAGAAGCTACACAGATACCTGATGTAAGCCCCATACAGCAGAATCTAGCCACTTTAGGCACAAGGCTAGAGACACTACTAAGTCAGCAAGAAAAGCTGTTAGAATTGAATACAGACGTTTCTAAGCTAGCTAATGAGATAGAGGGTATAAAAGGTACAGTAGCAAAGGCTGAAATTATTACAAAAGATATTGGTGACGTAGGTAAGAAGTTAAAGACATTGACCAAAGAGGTAGAGGATTTGTGGCAGGGTATGGACTACCTCTCAAATCCCCTTAAGTGAGGCATTTATGTTAGAGCAACTAATCGGACCTGTTACAGGGTTACTTGACAAATTTATAGAGGATAAAGACAAGAAGAATGCTATCGCCTTTGAACTTTCGACAATGGCTGAAAAACACGCGCAGGAACTTGCGAAAGCGCAACTTGAAGTTAATAAGACAGAAGCGTCACATAAGAGCCTCTTTGTGTCGGGTTGGAGACCTGCTGTTGGTTGGACTTGTTGCATTGGACTTGCGAGTCAGTACATTCTTATCCCGATGGCAAATTTTGCGCTTGCTCTTGCCAATTCTACCATTGAAATCCCTGTTTTAGATATGGCTACTATGATGCCAGTACTGATGGGTATGCTTGGTTTAGGTGCTATGAGAACTGTTGAAAAGACTAAAAAAGTACAGAGGGATAAATAATGTCAGCTACTAGTCGTTACTACAGACCGCCTACGGAAACAAAAAGAACAAAAACTTATGAAGAGTTGTTTGGTGTACCTGAGAGTGCCGAACGTATTGCTTATGACAAAGAACAAGCGCGTTTAGAAGAACAAGCAAGAAAAGAAAGACAAGAAGCTGACCGTAAAAGAAGAGAAGCATATTTTGCAGAGCAAGAAAAAATTAAGTCAGATACGTTAGTAGCTGAAGGTAAAGAAATAGTTGGTTCATACAGAGACCAATACAGTACGGAGCAACTTTTTGAATTAGGTGCTGTAAACAGTTTTGAAATAGCAAAGGTTGTAGCTGACGAAACCTATAAACAATACTGGTACGACAAAGCTAATGATATTATTGGTAACTTTACTGATGAAGATTATAAGCTAATTGCTGAACCTCAGTATGAAACATATAGAGTAGGTAAAGGTGCAGGCGACTTTGGCGGAGGTGTAGAAAGAACTAGGCGAGTTTTACCTGAAGGCTATAAAGAACTACAGGAAATAAACGCGTACATTGAGAAAGGTCCTTTAGATTTTTCTGACAAAGAAACGCATTTAATGCTCATTAAATCTCCTCAAAATAAACGTGGATATGGTAAGTATCAAAAGTGGATAGACGAAAGTGACCCATTACGTCAAGCCGTAGAAGCACAAGCTGATGTAATGACTAAGTACCTTGATAACGAAGGTATTTCTATAGTAAAAGATTTTGAAGATGGTAATCCTAATAACATCTACGGTGAGGGTGTTTATTTAAATACAGGCACAGCGGCACATATTGACTGGGATTCGGAGTTAAAAAGAGGACAAAGCTATCGGTCTGCTCCTGATGCAGAATTAGGTTCATATAGTCAAGTATTCTACAGACCTGAAAAAGAAAGTATATTAGACCATTGGATGGTTGATATAATGGCGGCAGTTACAGGTACTTCTGATTTACTAGCGGCAGGTCGTGGTGGTGATATAGGCGATATACTAGAAGGTGCTGTAATAGGGTCAGTTGCTCCTGACTTTTTAGAAACTGGTTTAGGTAAGTTAGGTATTGATGCTGATTTGTTTGGTATAGACCCTGACACGTTTAGTAATTCTATAAACGAAGTACAAACCGCAGGTTTAGAAGGCGATAGTATGACAGACGCTTTACTTAAAGAGTTTGGTGGAGCCGCTACAGAAAACCTAGCGGGAGTAATAGGAGATGCCGCAGGAGGTGTGTTAGGAGGTGCAGTAGATTTACTTGATGACACTTTTGATTACATAGGAGATACCGCATTAGTAGGCGCAGTAGAAGCGGGCGGTAAGGCATTAGGAGGTGCAATAGAATCAGGAGTTGGTGTAGTAAGCGACATTACATCAGACTTTGAAGACGTTGTTAGAGAAACTGGTAGTGCTATAGATGATACTTTAATACAGCCTGTATTAGGAGCGGTAGAGCCTGTAATAAAAACCATAGAAGCAGGTGGTCGTGCTATAGATAAAAATATAACACAGCCTACAATAAAAGCAATAGGAGAAGGCATTGATACAATAAGTGACATTACATCTGAGGCTGAAGACATTGTTAGAGCAGGTGGTAGTGCTGTAGATGATACTTTAATACAACCTACAATAAAAGTAGTAGAAGAAGGTGCTGAAGCAATAAGTAATGTTACGTCTGAAGTTGAAGACATTGTTAGAGCAGGTGGTCGTGCCGTAGATGAAAACATACTTCAACCTACAATAAAAACGATAGACGAATTAGTAAGAAAAATTCCAGAACCTCCTGAAATTGATATAGACTTACCAGAGTTAAATGTTGATTTACCAGATTTACCAGATTTTGAGTTCCCTGAAATAGATATAGATTTACCAGAGTTAAATGTTGATTTACCAGAGTTTAATGCACCTGATATAGACTTACCTGAAATAGATATAGACTTACCAAGTATAGATGTAGAATTACCTGAACTATCGTTTGACCCTAAGCTACTAGCAGGACTAATGCCAACACCACAACAACCAACACAAGTCGAAGGTTTATTCGACAAAGAACTATTTAAATTTGACACAGAGATTAAGTCTACACAGGAAATGCTTAGTCCCTTGATGAACCTAAGAAGGTATGGATAATGACTTACTTACAATTAGTAAACAGTGTACTGCGTAGAATGCGAGAGGAAGAAACATCTTCTGTAGAAAATACTACAGACTCCTATGTAAAACTTATAGGAGAGTTTGTCAACGATGCTAGACGTATTGTGGAAGATGCGTGGGATTGGTCAGCACTTAGAAGCACAATCACAGTAACTACTACTGATGATGTGTTTAGTTACAGTATGACTGGTACTAATAATTCCTTTAAAATACTAGACGTTATTAACGATACGTCAAACTTATTTATGCGTCCTGCTAGTTCTTCTTGGATGAACAACGCATACCTAGTACAAGAGCCTGTTAAAGGTTCTCCAGAGTATTACTCTTGGAATGGTGTAGATGCTAATGGTAATGCTTTGGTTGACTTATACCCTAAGCCTGACAAAGCGTATACATTACGATTTAACATAGTTGATAGAGCAGACCCATTTACTCTTGACGCTGATAAACTAGTTGTACCTTCATCACCAGTTGTACAGTACGCAGTAGCCTTAGCTTCCCGTGAACGTGGAGAGACAGGCGGTACTTCAGCACAGGAACTATTTGCCCTAGCGGACACTACGTTAGCAGATGCAGTAGCGTTTGATGCCGCTAGATTCCCTTCTGAAACTGTATGGACACCTTGCTAATGGCACAACAATTACAGAACATTACAGTACAAGCCCCAGGATTTGCGGGGATTAACAGTCAGGATTCACCTATATCTCTTGACCAGTCCTTTGCGGCTACCGCTAGTAACTGTATCATTGACGAATATGGGCGTATAGGCGCACGTAAGGGTTATACAGAAGTATCTACTGATTCTAGTACGGCTACACAGTTAGGCTCTAGTAGAGGCATAGAGGCTGTACATGAGTACGTTAAACGAGACGGTACTAAAACAGTATTCTCTGCGGGTAACTTAAAAATATTTACAGGCACTACAACAATAACACCTGTAACGCTTCCTGTAGGATATACTATAACAGCTAATAACTGGAAGATAATTACTTTTAACAATGACGTTTATTTTTTTCAACGTGGTCATAAGGCATTAAAAAGCACAGCGGGAAGCACTACTCTTGTGGAAGTAATAGATGGCGCACACTATGCTCCTGAAGCTAATGAAGTTATAGGTGGGTTTGGTAAACTATGGGCGGCTGATGTAACTGACAACAAACACACTGTTTATTGGTCTGACACACTTGTCGGTACTGACTGGCACGGTGGTGCATCAGGTTCACTAGACCTTACCAATGTATTTCCTAACAGCAGTGATGAAGTTGTCGCTTTGTCTGTATTTAATAACTTCTTAGTTATATTCTGTAAGCGTTCCATTATTATTTACTCTGGTGCTGACAATACTACAACTACTGACTTTAAACTACACGACACTGTAGAAGGCGTAGGTTGCATTGCTAGAGATTCCGTACAACATACGGGTACTGACATTATATTCCTGTCTGAAGACGGTGTACGTAGCTTTGGTAGGACTATACAAGAGAAGTCAATGCCTATGCGTGACATTAGTAACAATGTCCGTAATGAATTAACTGCATTGGTTAGAGTACAGACTCATCCTATTAAGTCTATTTATAGTGCAGATGAAGCGTTTTACTTATTGTCTCTACAGGACAGTCAGACTATATACTGCTTTGATATGCGTGGTCCTTTACCTGACGGTGCTAACAGAGTAACTACATGGTCTAGTATTAACCCACGTAGTTTAGCTTTACTACAGGACGGTAGTATTTACATTGGTAGAGAAGACGGTATATTTAAATATGAAGGTTATAAGGACAACGGTAGTTCTTACCTTATGACTTACTATAGTAATCCACTAAACTTTGGTAACTCCACTAACCTTAAGTTTCTTAAGAAGTTTAACATTACAGTTATCGGTAACGTAGCTTCCAACACTACACTAGCTTGGGGTTATGACTACGGTGGTGGGTTCATTAAGAAATCCTTTAACACTGAACTATCGGATACGTCTGTATCTGAGTACGGTACAGCAATGTTTGGTAGGAAGGATGACCTTGCAACACCAGAACCTGCTTACCAAGAATCTTTTTACACAACAGGCATAGACATACAGCGTCCTTCGGTTAATACAAGCGGTAGTGGTACTGTAGTAACCATAGGCATTGAGTCAACTATTAATGGCGCACCTTATTCAATACAACAAATAGACGTACACGCTCTTCTGGGGAGATTAATTTAATGAGTAATTATACAATAACAACTGACTTCGGAGCAAAAGATAGTCTTCCTTCTAGTAATGACTCTAAGGTAGTCAGAGGCTCTGAGTTTACAACTGAATTTACAAACATACAAACAGCGATAGCGACTAAGGCTGACACAGCAGGTGACACATTTACTGGTGTGGTAAACTTTAGTGCTGACGTAGCTGTTAATACTAATACACTGTTCGTTGATGTGTCTGAGGCTAAAGTAGGTATAGGTACTACTAACCCCAGTCATACATTTGATGTTTATGCGAATGCAGATAATAAATATGTCGCTCAATTCTCCCAAGACCATGCTACAGGCTGGGGCGTTCTTATTGATACGGATGGGACTGAAAATAACGACCCCGCTCTGTGGATAAAAAACTCTAGCGACACAATTATGTGGGCGGCTCAGTCAGGCAACGTGGGTATAGGTACTACTAGTCCTCAAGCCCCTTTACACGTTCATGGTGATATTAACTTAGGCAACAACGCAGGTGCTGATGCGGCTGATGTCGAAATTGCATCTTTAAACTTTTACAACAGAGACACTAGCGGTTCTGCACCTAATAACGCGTCAATAATAAGAGCGTATTCACACTCAGATACAGGTTCAGGCGGGTATTTAACATTTGCAACATCCTTTGGTGGCGAAGCAGAAGGTGCTGATGCTACTGAAAAGATGCGTATTGACTCTTCTGGCAATGTAGGTATAGGCACTACTAGTCCTGCAACTAAGCTACACGTAAGTTCAACTGATTCTGTTTCTATTACACAAACACACACCGATGGAAATACAGTTTCTTTTAAGCAGTCTGGAACAGGGGGTGATGTTGAGTGGCGTAACGGAAACGGTGAAGCTCTTATTTTGACAGGCTCTCAAACTCGCATGACAGTTGATTCATCAGGCAACGTAGGTATAGGTACTACTAGTCCTGACCAAAAACTAGACATAAATAATGGAAGTTTGCGCTTAGAAACAACAGGCAGTCAGTATGTTTTTGCTTCTGATACTGGGGCTGTTAAAGCAGGACACAGGTATCATGCAGGTAATAACTTTGTAGCTACATACACTGCTAGCACTGAACGTATGCGTATTGACACATCAGGCAACGTATTGGTGGGTACTACTACACAGTTCGGTACTGACGGCATATCATTAAACCAAAGTGGATGGTTTTATGTGAGACGCACAAGCGATAAAGCAGCTACTTTTCGTTTAGACGGTGACGATGGTAATATTATTACGTTTGACAAAGCAGGCTCACCAGTAGGGGCTATTGGTACTGTTGGTGGCGAAATATACATTGAATCGGGCGATGTTGGTTTGCAGTTTGATGCAAGTGGTAACGACATTGTTCCTTATGGCGGTGGCTTTAAAGACGCAACAATTGATTTTGGTTCAAGTGCTAATCGCTTCAAAGACATTTACCGTTCAGGTTCTACTTACTCAACATCTGACAGAAACAAGAAGCAAGACATCAGAGACTTAACTGATGCAGAAGCTAGAGTAGCAACAGTAGCTAAGGGTTCGTTAAAAGCATTCAGATACATTGACTCTGTAGAAGCGGAAGGCGATGAAGCAAACATACACTTCGGTATTATTGCGCAAGATTTAAAGGCGGCATTTGAAGCAGAAGGTCTTAACGCTAATGATTACCAAGTATTTAAAACATCTACATATACAGATGATGACGGTGTAGAACAGACCACATATAGTATCTGTTATGAAAACTTACTAGCATTTATAATTGCGGCAATTTAACTGGAGAACGCGTAATGAGTTTAAGTGATTTAATAGGAGCCGCGGCAGGTTACTACAATACTGACGAAGCGGCTAAAGCGGCACTTGAGTTAGGTGAAAAGTCAGCAACAGCGGCACAAGCTATGGGTCAAACAGCCGCAGGGATGACTGAGTTTAAACCTTTTACTGTTACTACGGGACTAGGTACGGCTACTACGACACCTGAAGGTGGTTATACTTTAGGTTTATCTCCTGAGCAACAGGATTTACAAACTAGTGGATTAGCATCAGCACAAGGGTTCATGACTGGTATTGGTCAAGACCCTATGTCTACACTATTGTCTGGTCAGGCTCAACAGGCATTTGAAGGCTTAGGACCTAGTGCTTTAACTGGTTTAGGTACTACAGCTTATCAAGGCTTAGGGGCTGACCCTTTGACTCAAATGGGTGCAGGTTTGTACGCAGATTTTCAACCTAGTGCGTTGACTACTCAAGGAGCAACAGCCTACGGTGGCTTAGGTCCTAGTGCGTTGAGAGGCACAGGTATTGCAGGGTTAGGTGGCGTGGGTGGAGACCCTATGCAAGCAGAGATACTAGCACAGGCTAGAGCAGGTTTTGCTAACATAGGTGCTGACCCAAGACAACAAGCATTATTAGCACAAGCTGATACAGCCTTTGGTCGTGCAATGGCAGACCCTAGTCAGGCACAGGCTGACCTCTACGGGCAAATAAGAGCAACACAGCAACCAGAGGAAGAACGTCAGCGTTTAGCCTTAGAAGAGCGTATGTTGGCTCAAGGACGCTTAGGTTTAAGTTCAGCGGCATACGGTGGTTCTTCTCCTGAATTGTTAGCACAAGAGACTGCTAGACAAGAGGCTATGTCAAGAGCAAACCTATCGGCTAGACAACAGGCTATGCAAGAGCAACAACAAGCCTACGGTCAAGGTCTTGGTTTGTTAGGACAAGCATCAGGAATGAGAGCGCAGGACTTAGCTGAGGCTACAGGATTACTAGGAGCAGGTTATACTCCAGAGCAACGTGAGTTAGCTAGAGCGCAAGCACAGTTATCAGGTGGTCTAAGCGAAGAACAGGCTGACTTAGCAAGAATAGGCGCACAGTTTGGCGCAGGTATGTCACAAGACCAAGCCGCATTAGCCAGAGCAGGTGCATTGTTAAGCGGTGGATTGAGCAGAGAACAGGCTGACTTAGGCAGAGCAGGTGCATTGTTCGGTGCAGGTATGACTCAGGAGCAAGCAGACTTAGCAAGAGCAACTGGTTTACTTGGTTCTAGCTTTATGCCACGTACTCAAGACTTAGCTATGGCTCAAGGCATGATGGGTCTAGGTTATATGCCGCAACAAGAAGCACTAGGTGCGTTAGGTTATGGTCTTGATGCCGCTAAGATAGCTGATATAGGTAGACGTTCAGGTGCTGAGTTGTTTGGTCAATTAGGTGGAAAAGGTCTTGAGTCACTAATGCAAAGCCTTGAGTTAGCCACAGGTCTTGAGTCAACTCAACGAACAGGAGTAACTAACGCATTACTAGGAAGACAACCTACAATAGCTGAGTTAGTAGCGGCTAATAAAGCAGGTATGTCAGCTGAAGACATAGAAGGTTTAACTAGTGGCGGTATGTTAGACTATTTAGGATTCGGTGAAGCAGAAACACCTTCATGGATTAAAGCGTTAGACCCGACAAGACTGTTTGATTAATAGAGGAAAATACTAATGGCTAATAAAAGAGATATAGCAGGATTATTAACAGGTATCCCTAGCGGAGGTATTGACCCTAGAGTTGGTATGACTGGTAGAGAGATGCTTACACAAAGTGCTTTGGCAGGACAACAGCGTATGGCTAGTGGCTTACGTGGTATGTTTGGTGGTGGTCCTACAGTACAAGAACAGTTAGCTTTGGCTCAAGCTAAAAAAGCTAAAGAGGAAGCCGAAGTAGAAGGTATTGGTCAGATTAACCCTCAATTTTATACACCTGAAAGTATTGAAGCATTTAGGAAACACGCTCAAACAACAGGTCAGAAAGATTATAGCTTGCTTAAAGAAGTTGATAGAGTTGCTTCTACTTATAAAGCGGCAAAAACACAAGATAACGTAGATGCTATGAAGGCAAGAGCAAAGGCTTTTCAAAGTTCCTCAGGTTTAAAACTCAAGACTACACAGATGAGAGAGTTGTTAGACTCTGGACTACAAACAGGAGCATTAGCTAAGTTAAGTAAAGGTGCTAAGAGTTTTGTTCAATCTTTGTTTCCTGATACGGAAATTGAAGGTTTAGCAGAAGCTGAGGTATTTAACGCCATATCCAATCAATTAGCTTTGTTAATAAGAAACCCTGATTCTGGTATGGGTCTTCCGGGGGCTACGTCTAATAGAGACTTGAGTTTCTTAATTGAGTCTGTTCCTAACTTAGGAACGTCTGTAGAGGGTAATAAGTTATTGCTTGAAGTATATGACAAGATGTACAATTTACAGGTAGATGTTATGGGAGAGCAAAGAAGAATAATAAAAGCCAATAATGGAGTTCCTCCCTTAGATTTAGAAGAGCAATTAGCTTCCTTTGTCGAGACCAACTTTAAACTAGATGATGAGTTTAAAGAAAAACTACAAGGAGACTACAGCCCGTACGATACTGACAACTTAGATAATATCCTGAAAGAAGACGGTTATTTAAATGACAAGGATGAAGATGTTGTTAATAAAACAAGGGTAGGCGTTAATCCTAGAGGATTTTAATAATGGCTTTATCTACACAAGAAAGAAAAGACCAGTTAGGTGTCTGGCTCAGTGCTAACTCTGCTTTAAAAGGCACTGATGAATATAATGAAAAAGCAGAGATGTTTTTAAGTACAAGAGAAAAACTCACTAGTGTACAGCGTAAAAATGAACTAGGTTCTTGGTTGGCTGATAATGCAGACAAAAAAGGAACTGACGAATATAACAACAAAGGTCGTGAGTTTTTAAATATACGTAAAGATTTAACTGAAGACCCTACAACTGAAAAAGAAACAACAGTAGGCGCGGCATACCGCAGAGGGATAGCACAGGGTGCTACGTTTGAGTTTTATGATGAACTGAAAGCAGGAGCAAGAGCCGCAACTAGTTTTTTAGCTGACAACCCTAGTGGTCAAACCTTATCTGAACTGTATGATACCTTTAAGAAAGAAGAAGAAGAACTTATGGGGACATACAGAGAAGAACATGGTGGGTCTTATTTAGGAGGTCAGGTTTCTGGCGGTATAGCTACGCTTCCTCTTGGCGGTGTCTTTGGTCGCGCAGGTCAGTTTTTGTTCGGAGTAGGCGGGAGAGGTGCTACTCTAGGTCAGACAGCTAAGAGAGCCGCTACTGCGGGTGGGTTACAAACAGGTTTAGCGGGTGCAGGTATGGGAGATGATTTAGAGTCTCGATTAACTGGAGCGGCTACAGGGGCAACTGTGGGTGGTGTGTTAGGAGGAACTTTGGCGGCAAGCGGGTATAAACTTGCAGAAAAGATTGCTAACTCTTCAAGCGGCTTAGTAACCAGAGCAGGTCAGCTAGGAGCAACGCCCAAGAGTACAATAGAGTTAACCGAAGATTTGACACCGCAACTGACTAAACTTGCGGAGTCAGCTAAACTTGCTAGAGATGCGGCTTATTCTGGTTGGAGAGGGACTTTAGAAGGTGCTGTACACAACTCAGGGATTAAAGTAGCTCGGTCTGTGATAGAAGACAACGCGCCTAAAGTGGTATCAACGAAAGAACTTAAAAAACTTGTAAAAGGTTTTAATGATGATGTTGTTGACAATAAGAAAAATCTAAAGGCTATTCTTAACGAAGACGATGTAGTTACTTTTGATACTTATAGGAACTTGTATACAACCGCTTGGGATTTACAGAAGCAACTGCCTAGAAACATAGCATCACCTTTTGCTAAAAGACTTAGCGCGTTAAAAGGAGACGAGTATAAACAGTTAGATAAGATGTTTCCTAAGAAAGGAATAGGCAAAACTAGAGAGGCTCTTGACAAAGCGGTAGCCTCCTCTGAGACTGGTCAACTACTAAACAAAGAAATAGTACAAAAGATTGCAAAAGGTGAGCCTTTAGACCCTACATTTGCTAAACAGTTTTTACCTAAAAATGCTGATAGTTATAATAAATTCACTGCTCTAACTACAAGAATAAACTCTTGGGCTAAGGAAGCTAAAGTATCTCCTAGAGAAGTAGAGGATATTTTATCACCTTTAAGAGCGAATGCTTTAAGTGATGCTGTAAATAACCCAAGCATTCTTAAATCTTTAGCTAGAAAAGAAACATCAGAGGATATGACTCTGTTTAGACACTACAAGGATTTACTGACACCAGAGCAGTTTCAGTTTGTAAATAAACTATCTGTAATGCCTATTGGACACTTGCAGAATAGAATACGCTCTCTTATGGATTACTACTCAGGCACGGCTTTGTTGGGTTTAGGTGGTGTAGGAGGCGCAACACTTGTAGCAGGAAATGCCGCAGGAATGGCTATATTAGGTTTGTATCTATTAAGTCCTGTTTTAGTAAACCCTATTGCTAAAAACAAGCAAGTATTGGCTTTGGCAAATAAGGTATTAACGTCACCCAGCGAAACTGCACCAAAGGAACTGGCTAGGATGACAAACAGTTTAGGTAAGGCGGCACTTAAGGCGGGGATTATAACACCTTCTACAGCTATAAACAGTTTAAGTAGGTTGGACGAAATGAATAAGCAGAGAAAACAAGAAGAACAACAATAATAAACAAAAGGGGGCATTGCGCCCCCTTAGTTTTACCTATGCTATTTCACACGCTCCTCCGACACACGCTAGTTCCTGAGAACCTGTAGTGTTGTCTTCCTTCTCAAAGTGTTCTAGGTCTTCCCATTTAATATCAACTGGCATAGCCGCTAGTAACTCCTCATACTTCTCAGCGGTTATGTCCTCATAAGGGGCTTGCTGATACACATGGTCACTGACAGGCAACAAACTAATACCACTGACGGAATCAAAGTTATCCCATATCCACTGTGCTATTTGCAGGAACTCACTATCTGTATAATAAACAGTGATACTTGGCTTATGTTCACACCAATGGTCTTGGTACTTCTTCCAAACTCTTAGCTGTTCCATAGCACCCACCTGCTTTACTGTGGTACTACTCTCAGGTGACTTGATTGGAAAGCCAAAGACCAATGAAGACTTACTCATTACGTCATCTTCCACAGGGAAACCTGCGGCTGTCATGTACTGAGCAAGCGGGTCTTTCTTGTCTGAACGTACTCTACGAATGTAATGTTTAGAAAAACGGGGATGTATGCCAC